ACGCTGGACAAGAACGCCCGCAAGGGTCTTGCCGAGGTATGGGAGCAAATCGAAGCGGCCCAGCAGGAAAATCCAAAGCTGAAAGCCTACGCCCTTATTACCCGCTTTCGCCCCGATCAAAAAGAGAAAATCGCCGATGTGACCGACCTTAACTTACTTGGCACGGTTGTCCGCGAAAGCACACAGAAAGTCGAAAACGGAAACGACGCGGGCAAGCCGCTGTCGCTGTACAGTCGTTGGAGTAATGCCGCCCGAGATTTCCGCGTGCTGGCGGATGAAGTGTTGGAGGTGCTGGGCTGTGAACAGTTGTTGCCGCTCTGATCTGCCCGCCGCCCTCTTTACGGTGCTTGCCAAGGATGGCCGCGTTATGATGCAAACCAATGATCCCGCCTGCATCCCATCCCCCGAAGATCAGAAAGCCATGAAAGCCGCAGGCTACAAAATCAAGGACAAACGAACATGAATGCACCCTGTTACCGATGCGCCCGGCGGGCCATCAACTGCCACACCGCCTGCACGGACTATGCCGAATACCGCAAAGTATGCAACCAGATACAGACAACCCGCGAAGCTGAACGGCGCATTGATGCTGCTGATTCCGAACGCGGCGACAAAATCCGCAAGGATGTTCGCAAAAACGGCCTGTACAACCAAAGGAAAGGACGGAAACGATGATTGATATTAACATTGCCGCCGATGGCACAATTACGCTGTACGAATGCGACCCCGCCAAGAACACGGCCTGTAAACATGAATGGTGCGCCGCCAACCACCCGAATGAACCGAATCTGCAATGCCACCGCACCACGAACCCTGATTTTGCACTGAAAGGAACCCGCCCCGTGCAAGTTGATACCAGAACCGGAAAGGAAGTAATTTTGTGAAAAACAAGCAAGCGCCCATCCGGCGCACCCAGACATCCGACCCCGCCAAGATGCGGCAGGACATCATCCGACAGTTTGAAACCCTGCCCGATGATACACGGGATATTATCGCACAGTTCTACATTATGGCCTTATCCGAAATGTTGCCGAAATGGCAGAAAACAGGTAATAAAGCCCGCAAAACTGCCGAAAAGAAGAAATAAATCGCTGTTTTGGTGTGTTCCATTGGAACACCCGGAAGGAACCAACATGAATCTGATTCAAGATGTTTTGAGCGCCGCCAGTACCCAGCCGGAACAAGATCACTTTGCGCGCATCAAACTGGCCGACATCCTGCCCGACCCCGAAAATTTCTACGAGACGGACGGCATTGAAGAATTGGCCGCTGCTATTGACGCTTTCGGTCTGGAACAGCCCTTAGTTGTCCGCCCGGCGGATGAACCGGGTAAATACCGTCTGACCGGCGGACACCGCCGCCGTCTGGCCCTGCTGACCCTCTACGCCAAAGACCCGGAACGCTGGGCCGAAGTTGACGTGAAGATCACATCAAGTATGGGCGCGCTGGCCGACCAAGCACGGCTTATCCTTATGAACCGCACCACCCGCAAAGAAACCGAATATGAAAACATGATGGAAACCGTCAAGACTGCCGAAATCGCAAAAGAGTTCAAGGCCAACGGCGGCAAGGTAGAGGGCAAGACCCGCACTGCCGTTGCGGCGGCACTTGGCATTTCTTCGGCGCAGGCGGGCAAGTATCAGGCCATCTACAAGCACCTGTGCCCCACATTGATGCAGCGCTACAAAGCTGGCACCATCGGCACGCAGGTTGCCTATGAACTTAGCAGCCTGCCAAACCGTCAGCAGGAAGAAATCGCCGCAACCTATCCTGTGCCTACAATGGAAGCAGTGCGCAAGAAGAAAGAATCTGTTCCCGAAACTTTTCCCGACTGGGCGCTTCCCATGGCAAAGGAATTTATAAATCGAAAATGGGTACGCAAGCTGGAATATTTCAGTGCCGCTATGCTGCAAGCCCTCGCCAAAGACCCGACAGGCGGAACGAACCTCTGCGGCGGCATCACTGATACCAGCGCAAAGGGCATCCGCTTCTACTTGGACGGTCAGCACGTACAGTATACATGGGCGCAGTTCGTAAAAGCTTGTGCGGGTGCAGGCATCACCCCCGAACCGATGCCGAAGAAAGCAACCGCAGAGCCGAAAAAGACGCTCGCGCCCCGTTCGGAAAAGTACGGAACGTTCGTCCGTACAAACTGCCCAGGCACGACAGACGGAAAGTGCGACAATGTGAACGGCATCATGTCGCATGTCAAAAATGGCGAAATAAGCCGCTGTGCCGGGTGCTGCCTGTGGTGCATCGACAGGGCAGATTGCCCCACGGCCTGCACGCACTGCACCCCCAAGCAGACCCCCGACACCGAAACCCAAACACCAGCGCCCCCGGCGGATGCCGCGTCCGAATCTTCGGAGATCACCCCCGCGCCCATCGTGCAGGAAGAATCGCCCGCCGCAGACTGCGCGGAACCTACCGCCAGCGATGACGTGATTGACGCGGCCCGCGATCTTAGCAACTACTGTGAAGCCCACGGCAGCGGTGAGTGTTGCAAAGGATGCTATTTCTTCGACGAACGGCGCGAAGGATGCAAAATTGGTCTGCCGTTCACATGGGAGGTTTGACAATGAAAGAAGTTGTTTTCGTAGTTTTGGCGATTGCGGTTGCTGCTCTGGTCGTCGTTGAAGTCTTTCTTGGCCTTGCTGGCTTTGAAGGTAACAGAGGTTTCATTTGCAAGAAGCTTTTTTCGCGCAAAAAGCTGAAAAAACCTCTCAATGCAAAACCATACTGCGCACCCCTGCCGCCAGAGAAACCGAAGGATGGCAATCTGCCACATGATATACAGTGCGAGGTATGCGGCTTTAAATTCATCCCGTATAATAGCAGCCGCTACATTGCAGTTGGAAAGCACAACTACGGCAGATTTCATTACTACAATGAAGGAACCATAATCAGCGACACAGCCATTGTTGACGGCCTGCATGATGCCTTCGATTGCCCTATGTGCGGCTGTCAGATCGTGGTGCATCCGTATTTGCCGGTATACGAGGATTCGCAAAAGAAAGCAGTTGCACAGGAATTGTGAACGGACACAGAGGTAAGAGCACCACGATGCTTTAATGCCATACTGCTACTTGCGCATTTTTTCGCAAAAAAGCAGTGTGAAAACCTCTTGATAGAAACAGAACTGCGCCGCATTGTACGCGGCTGAATTATTGGAAGGAAGAATGAAATTATGACCCGAAAGAAAGCTATCAAAACCATTATGTCCGTCACCGGTCACGGCGACAAGCGCGCGGCAAACCTTATGCCGTCCTGCCGTATGTGCAACCATTACAAACGCGCCCACGACCTTGAAACGTTCCGACGGTATATTGCGGAAATTCCGCTAAAATTGCAAGAAAACTATATCTTCAAAATCGGCGTTGTTTATGGGAATGTCCTGCCGAACGAAAAGAGCATCAAATTCTATTTCGAGAGGGTGAAAAATAATGATACGGCTGATCGACGCAAATAAACTTGAAAGAGCTATCAAAGGGAAAATCTGCTATTATTGTACATACAAAGACAGCCCTGACAGATGCTATTCCTGCCATGCTGCGAACATCCTTGAAGAAATCTCCCACGCCCGCACCATAGCCATAAGAGAGCCAATCATAAAAGAACCACCATGGAGAGCCGCCACCGAACAGCCACCGCACAACAGGCGTGTAGAGGTGTGCTGTGATCCATATGGTGTTACAGTTGGGTTTTACGATGCAATTAGGAAAGAATGGCGGACGGGTGATTATTGCCTTTTGCAGAATGTCACCCGTTGGCGGCCACTGCCTGCGCCACAAAAAGAGGTAAACGATGATGAATGACACCGAATTTAGAGCGTCGGCGTTTCGTCTGAACTACTGCGCTGATTGCGGTGCTAAGTTGGGGGTGTGACCATGCTGATAAACGACTATCCGCGCTGTGGAAGATGCAAATACTGGAAAGCCGGATGCACCAATCAGGGAAGCCGGATGTATAATTACCCGATGTTCCAGCGTGGGGACGGAATATGTGAACTCTGGGAATTGCCCGACGAAATTCCAGATGATGAAGATTATGACGAGTGCAAGGAGCGTGAACCATGAACCGCTACACCCTGCCGCCCGGTATCGTCAAGGTCTGCGCAGGGCTGGTACAGGGGGCCAAAACGGAACCGTATCTTTCAGCCCTGTGCACTGCGGAACAGATGATCTTCGACAAATACCCGGCGGGCCAGCAGGACGAAGCGCACCGTCTGGCCGCTGCCATCAAGGTGAACGTCAAGCACCCGCGCAGACCCAGCGTCGCAACTCTGCTGCGGCAGTTCGACTTGAATATCAGCGAAAAGACTTTCCGCCGCTACAAGCGCGAATACTGCTACACACTAGCCCTTGAAGCTGGCCTTATTCCAGATGCAAGCCCTAAGCGCTAAAGTTTACAGTTTGTTCATAATGTTGGCCAGATAAGCGATTTCGAGTGTGCTATAGTGGAATTGTCAGTTGGGAACACTGACGGCCTTTCTTCCTCCTATTCTATGGCGACACCCGGCCCGGCGGGCAATCCGGGATTATATGGTGTGCAAGGTATGGCGCACAGCGCGGCGGTTCGATTCCGCTACACATCACACAGCAGTAACTATTCTATTACTACACAATCCCCGGCGGATTGCTTCGTGTTCTACTGGAACACCAACGGTGAACTATGGCACAGGCATTTGCGAAAGCGTTTTACAAATCAACAAAGTGGCGCAAGTGCCGCGCGGCGTTCGTCGCTTCCCGCGTCAACATTGACGGCGGCTTGTGTCAGATATGCAGAGATGCGCCCGGCTACATCGTCCATCACAAAGTATGGCTGACGCCGGAGAACATCACAGACCCGGACATTGCTTTGAATCCGGCGAACTTCCTGTATGTCTGCCACGATTGCCACAACAAAATTGAAAATGACGGTGGAAATCTTTACTACTTTGACGAAAACGGCCAGCCGCAGCCAGCGGACAAGGCCAACGCCAGCGGTGCTACTCCCCCCTAGGCAGGCCCTAGCCCGGTTTGCCATAGAACCGAGGGAGTGAGTCACAAAGAACACACAGGTTATTTTCACATGACCGGGGGGTCTTGACAGATGAAACAGATTTGTTCCTGTTTTGCAGGAATCCGGGCGGAGGTGAACGGACGTTGCCAGACGATGTAATTGAAGCTGTGCGCGCCATACTGGAACATGGCAACACAGCCGAGATCAAGCGCCGAAAGAACGGTGAAATCATCGTTTTGGAAGTGCGGCGAAAAGTGAAAAAAAGCGCGGTGCAGTAAATGGTCTGCACTAAGGGCCGAGTGGGGCCGTAAACTGTCGATGGATGTCGGCGGTTTGCGGCCCTTTATTTTTTTGCAAGGGAGGGCGTGCAATGGCACGGAAGAAGAACCAGCCGATTCGGATTCTGACCGAAAAGGAATTGAAATCTACGATTGAATCTGTGCCGGAAGAACGCCGCGCGCTTGCAAGCAACGTCGTGTCGGAACTGATCTGGATGTCCGGGATGCTGGACACCTTGAAGAATAAGGCCGACGAAATCGGCCCACTGGATTTCTTCGTGCAGGGTGAACAATCCATGCTGCGCGAAAATCCTGCACTGAAAAGCTACAATACCACCATCAAGAATTATGCGACACTGCTTTCCAAGCTGACCGACTTGCTGCCCAAGGCTACCGCACCGCCGCCCACCACTGACGCGGGCGATCAGTTTGACAGTTTCGTTGCGGGACGTGATGCGGATTGATTCGCTATCCACTGACCTACAACCCGATACTTGAATACAACGCTGCCATTGAAAACGGACAGGTTGTTGTCAGTAAAAAGGTTGCCACGGTATACCGCAAACTTGCGCAGGATGTCGTCAACGGCTGCGGCGATTATGCCTACAAAGCCAAGCGCGCCAACCATGCAATAGAGTTCATCGAAAACTACTGCCGCCATAGCAAAGGCAAAGCGGGCGGCAAGCCGTTCATCCTTGAACTGTGGCAAAAAGCGCTTGTCGCCGCCATGTTCGGATTCGTCCATGTCATTGACGGAACGCGAAAGTATCGGGAAGTCCTGCTTGTCGTCGCCCGAAAAAACGGCAAGTCAACATTGTCTGCGGCCATCGGCCTGTATTTGATGGTTGCAGACGGTGAACCCGGCGCGGAAATCTACGCCGTCGCCACCAAAAAAGATCAGGCAAAGATCATCTGGCAGGAAGCCCGCCGCATGGTCTGCAAGTCGCCTGTGCTGCACTGGACGCGCAAAACACCGAACGGAAAAATCAAGCCGCTTGTCGCTGAAATGGTTTCCGACTTCAACGACAGTGTATACAAGCCCCTGGGCCACGACAGCGACACGCAGGACGGCTTGAATGTTCACGGCGGTCTGCTGGACGAAATTCACGCATGGGCACCGCCTATGCGCGCCCTGTATGACGTTATTGTTGACGGCGTGACCGCCCGTGAACAGCCGATGATCTTTGAAACCACGACGGCAGGCACGGTGCGCGAAGGTCTGTACGATGATCTGTACCAAGAAGCCGAAAATGTCATAAACGGTTTTTATGACGACAACGGCTATAAAAACGAACACTTCCTGCCCATCATCTACGAACTGGACAGCCGCAAGGAATGGACAGACGAAAGCTGCTGGGCCAAGGCAAACCCCGGCTTAGGTACGATCAAGTCTGTGGAGCAGTTGCGGGCCAAGGTGCAGAAAGCCGTTGCAAACCCGAAACTTGTGAAGAACCTGCTTTGCAAGGATTTCAACATTCCCGAAACTATCGGCGAAGCATGGCTGACTTTTGAGCAGTTGAACAACACCGCCACATTCGACGTGCGCCAGCTTCGCCCACGGTATGGCATCGGCGGCGCGGACTTTTCCAGCACTACCGACCTTACCGCTGCTGTCGTTATATTCATGGTTCCGGGCGACCCGCACATCTATGTCCTGTGTATGTTCTGGTTGCCCGAAGAACTGCTTGAACGCCGCGTGCGGGAAGATCGTATTCCCTACGACCTGTGGAAAGAACAAGGCTATCTGCGTACCTGTGAGGGCAACAAAGTCCGGCAGAAAGATGTCACGGAATGGTTCCTTGAAGTACAGAACGAACTTGACTGCTATATCTATTGTGGCGGCTATGACGCATGGTCTGCAAGCTACTGGGTAGACGAAATGCAGGACACCTTCGGCAAGGGCGTGTTCGTACCCGTGCAGCAGACCATGAAAACACTGTCGCTACCCATGAAGCAGTTAGGTGCTGATTTTGATAGCAAACTTATCATTTACAACAATAACCCTGTCTTGAAATGGTGCCTTGCCAACACGGGCATTGTGGAAGATAAAAACGGCAACATCAAGCCGAACAAAACCAGCAAGGCGCGCAAGCGCATTGACGGTCTGGCCGCTCTGCTGGATGCTTTCGTAGTATTCCAAGACAGACAGGATGATTACAAAACTATGATTTGATCGGAGGATGCCCACATGGGAATTTTTCAACGGTTGCGCGCGGCTGTCGCCCGCAGTCCCACCGCAGCACAAGTCAAGATGGTAACGGAGACAGGCAACGGTCTGTATGTCTACGACGGGAACCTGTACAAAAGCGACATCGTGCGCGCCTGCATCCGCCCGAAAATCAAGGCCGTGGGCAAGGCCACACCGCGCCACATCCGAACGACCATCGGCCCAGACGGCAAAACCAACACGCAGACGAACCCAGACCCCTACATTCGTCTGCTGCTGGAAGAACCGAACCAGTACATGACGTGGCAGATGTACGCGGAGAAAATGGAAACGCAGTTGATCTTGAACAACAATGCGTTTGCGCTTATCCAGCGCGATGACAACGGTTTCCCCGTTGCACTGTTTCCCATCGTCGCCAGCAGTGTGCAGGCCCTCTATAACAAAGCGGGCGAACTGCTGCTGCAATTCTGGTTGCCGAACGGCAGCACATGGACATTTGCCTATACCGACGTTATCCATCTGCGCAACGATTACAACGAAAATGACGTGTTCGGCACGCCGCCCGGCCCTGCGCTTCAAAGCGTCATGGAAGTCATCGGCACGACTGACCGCAGCATCATCAACGCTGTTCGCAACGGCGCGGTCATCCGATGGCTGCTGAAATTCACATCCAGCGGTATGCGCCCGGAGGACATCAAGAAGCAGACAAAGGACTTTGCCGATGCTTTCCTTGATAACAACAACAACACAGGCGTTGCAGGTACGGACGTAAAGGCCGATGCCGTGCAGTTGGAGCCGCACGACTATGTGCCAAACGCCCTGCAAAGTCAAAACAACATCACGCGGCTGTACAGCTTCTTCAACACAAACGAAAAAATCGTGAGATCCTCTTTTTCGGAAAATGAGTGGATAAGCTACTACGAAGCCCAAGTTGAACCCGATCTGCTGCAAATCGCTGCCGAGCACACACGCAAACTGTGGAACCGGCGGCAGCGCGCATTCGGGAACAAGCTGTATCTGGAAAGTTCAAATCTGCAATACGCTAGCATGAGCACGAAACTTTCCCTTGAATCCATGGTTGACCGTGGCGCTATGCTGCCCAACGAGTGGCGCGCTGTCTTTGGCCTTGCCCCTGTGGCAGGTGGTGACGAACCCATCCGCCGTCTTGACACCGCGCCCGTAAAACAAACGAAGTCGGGAGGTGAAACCGAATGAGAGTAAACGTAAAAGGCGTGATTATCCCGCAGGATTATAAGCGCGTCTACGACTTGTTTGACATGGAATCCACCACGCCGAAAGACGTTGCGGATGCCCTTGCCGCCGCAAACGGACAGCCCATTGAAGTGTACATCAATTCCGGCGGCGGTTATGTTCATGCCGGGACGGACATTTACACAGCCTTGTGCGAGTATCCCGGCGAGGTCAATATCAAGATCATCTACGCCGCCAGCGCTGCCAGCGTCATTGCAATGGCCGGGCACAGCATGATTTCTCCCGTGGGTCAGATGATGATTCATAATGTATACAGCAGTGCCGACGGCGACTACCGCGCACTGCACCGCGCAGGAGATCGACTCGACATTGCCTGTGATGCCCTTGCCAACGCCTATATGCGCAAGACCGGGAAAACCCGCGATGAAATCCGCGCCATGATGGACGCGGAAACATGGGTTGATGCCCGCCGCGCCGTGGAACTTGGCCTTGTGGATGAAGTCATGGGCGGCGAACTTGTCGCCGCCGACGTGCCTGGGCTGTTGCCCGAAAGCGTCGTGCAAAAGACGCTTGCCATGCTCCGCGATCAGAACGCCGCTGCTTTGGCGCAGGCCAAAACCGATTATGAAAATCTTATCAAAAAAGGAGTTGTCTAACATGATGACGAAAGAACAGTACAATGCCCAGCGCACCAAACTGCTGAACGATATGCGCGCCGCCATCGACGCGGGCGACATCGAGACTTCCAACCGCTGCCGCGATGAGATCAACCAGCTTGACGCGGATTATGAAGCTGCCGCACAGGCCCGCGCGAATCTGGCCGCGCTGGAAAACGGCAACCGCAGTTACAACCTGCCCGATGTGACCCCCGCCCAGACCAACGCTGCCCCGCAGATGCTCACGATCAACAACTTCGGCGCCCAGACCGCCCATACCGACCCCAGCGAGACGAACGAGTACCGCACGGCGTTTATGAACTTCGTCTGCCGCGGCACCGAGATTCCCGCCGATCTGCGCGCCAGCGTGGCCCCGATGCTGAATGTGGCCGCTACCACGACCACCACCGACGCGAGCGCGGTCATTCCCACCACGATCACCCGCGAGATCATCCGCGAGATGAAGTCTTACGGCAACCTGTACGCCAAAATCCGCAAGCTGAATGTGCAAGGCGGTGTCGAGTTCCCGATTCTGACCTTGAAGCCTACCGCCAACTGGATTGGCGAGAGTAAGTCCAGCGACGATCAGAAGCTGACCGCCAACACGAAGGTTTCCTTCAGCTACTACGGTCTGGAATGCAAAATCGCACAGACCCTGCTTGCGTCCATCGTCACCTTCGATGAGTTCCAGCAGATGTTTGTGCCGCTGGCTGTGGAAGCCATCGTTACCGCCAAAGAAAAGGCCATTATTTCCGGCACCGGCAGCGGGCAGTTCCGTGGCATCACCAAGGACAGCCGCGTGCCCACCAAGAATGTTGTCGTTCTTTCCCCTGATGAGATCGGCGACTATTCCGCATGGCACAAGAAGGTTATTGCCAAGATTCCCAAGGCGTACCGCAAGGGTGAGTTTGTCATGGCGCAGGGCACGTTTGACGGCTACATTGACGGCATGGTCGATAAGAACGGCCAGCCCATCGGGCGTGTGAACTACGGCATCGACGGCGGAGAGACGTACCGCTTCTGCGGCAAGCCTGTGGAGACCGTCGAGGATGACATCATCGCCAACTTCGATGCCGCCGCCAAGGATGATGTCGTTGCCGTGTACTTCAACCCCAGCGACTACGCCGAGAACAGCAACGGTCAGTTTGCCGCCGTCAAGTGGATGGATCACGACGATAACACCGTCAAGACCAAGGTACTGCACATCTGCGATGGCAAGCTGCTTGACCCGAACGGCGTCATCATCATCAAGAAGGGCGAAACCGCAAAGGTCGTCGGCTCTTAACCTGCGAGGTGTAAAACGTGCTTGACTTTGCAAAAAAGTGTCTGCGCATCCGCAGAGACAACACCGCGTTTGATGATGAAGTTGCAGATTTGATTGCTGCCTGCAAAGCTGATCTGCGCAAACATGGTGTCGTGAAGATCAGCGAAAGTGACCCGCTTATCAAACAGGCCGTCAAGCTGTATTGCAAGGGCAATTTCGGGTACGGTGGCGATGATGCCGAACGGTTTCAGAAAAGCTATGAAAGCCTTGCAAACAGTTTGAGCCTGTGCGGGGACTATTTGGAGGATTGACCCGTGTATTTCAGTGATGAAATTATTCTGATTACAACGGACGATTCCGGCACCGATGAAATCGGCAGGCAGACCGAAACCGAGACGGGCCGCGTGACGGTGTACGGCGACATTAAGAGCGTGAGCCGGGAAGAATCCTTTACCGCCGGTTCCCACGGGTACAGCAATGTACAGAAATTCGTGCTGCACCCGTGGGATTACAGCGGCGAGAAATACGCCATGGTGGACGGCAAAAGAAAGCTGATTTACCGCACCTATCAGGCTGACCCTGACACGCTGGAACTGTACGCGGCAACCAAAAGGGGCATCACATGAGCAGCACGATTAAGGTCAAGCCGGACGAACTGGCAGATGTCATTGTCAAGGAACTGCAAACCTACAAGCAGGAAGTGGCAGATGATATGAAAGCTGCCTGCCTTGAATGTGCAAAAACGGCTGCGGCGGATTTAAAAGTTACAAGTCCGTACAGACGGCACAAGAAAGGAACGAAGGGCGGTCACTATCGCACGGGCTGGGATGTTTCTGTGCTGTATGAAAGCAATTCGACAATCCGCGTTGCGATTCACAACAAAAAGAAACCCGGCCTTGTGCATCTGCTGGAACATGGGCACGCAAAGAAAAATGGCGGCAGAACCAAAGCCCTGCCGCATGTTGAACCAGAGGAACGAAAACTTGAAGGGATGATAACGCAAGAGGTCGTACAACGCTTCAAGCGTTAAAAATGCGCACCGTATATTTCAACTTTTTCTTCGATAAAAGCGCGGAATAGCTGCGCAGTGTCTACACAGTCCCCCAACGCACGGTGAGCATCCATTCTGTCAATGCCGAAATAATTACACAGTGTTTCCAACTTGTAATTCTCGACATCGTAGTTTTTGTCATAGTTGGGAGCGTATGCACCAATTTCCTTGTCATACTCCCACTTTGGCTTTTTGAGCGAGCGCCCAGCCATTACATAAGTATCAAAGAACTTTCGTTTTGGCTCTGTAACATTCAAACCCGCACGGCACAGGAATTTTAAATCAAATTCCAGATTGTGACCGAGAAGCGGCATATCCCCGATGAACTCTTGCAGTGACGGGATGATCTGGTACAGCATCGGCGCACCCTCTAACATTTCTGGTGTTATGCCATTGACAGACATTGCTTCACGCGCAGAATCCGTTGAAAGTTTCTGCGGGGGGGGGGTAATCATTGTATGGAATACCTCAACAAATTTGTAATTCTTTACTTTGATTGCCGCAACTTCCAGCACAGCATCCTTTGTGCAGGATAATCCCGTTGTTTCGGTGTCCAAAACGACAAAATCACCGAATTTTGCGGGGTCGCTCTTTGCCGTAACACGAGAATAAGTAAGTTCTTTCAAGAAAGAAACGGCCTGTGCCTTTTGCTTTTTCCCGTCTGTGCCTATCTGAACGCGCGGCACATCATCGAAAGCTGCGATGCCTGCGCGGCGCTGGTTCCATTCTTCTTTTCGTAGTGCAGTGTGTTTCTGCCGTTCTGCTTCTTCCTCTGCGCGGCGCTTTTCTGCCATTTCCTGCATCTTTATTTTAAGCGCCTTTTCTTCTTCTTTTTTTTGACGCTCGACTTCTCTATTACACTTCATGCACAGGGAATCTTTCGTCATAAAGAAAAACAATCCTTTTCGCCCGCACCGTTTACATTGCCGCATAGTGAACACCCTTTCGCATTTATTTATTACCAGCATAGCAGAAATGCACGATATATGCAACAAAAAATTGAAACGGAGGTATTGCAGTTGACGCAGGCAGAATTGAAAACGGTTCTGGACGGCAGCGGTATTCCGTTCGTATACCGTGCGTGGAAAAACGGTCATGATCTGCCGTTTGGCGTGTTCTATTTTGAACGCGACAATCCCTTTGCGGCAGATGGCATTGTGTACGCCAAAAAGACCCTCTATGCCCTTGAACTGTACACAGCCGAAAAAGACCCCGATACCGAAGCGGCGCTTGAAAAAGCGCTGACGGCGGCGGGCATCTTTTACAGCAAGTCCGATGAAATCTACATTGACGAAGAACAGATGTTCTATGTCATCTATGAAATTGAGGTGTAAAAATGTCTAAAGATAAAGTGCTTTTCAATCTCAAAAACGCGCACTACGCCAAGCACAAAGTGACTGGCGAAGATGGCACGATCACCTTCGACACCCCTGTTGCCATCCCCGGCAGCGTGTCGCTGTCTCTGGATGCCGAGGGTGAAGTCACGAAGTTCTACGCGGACGGCATTGTGTACTACGTCTGCCAGAGCAACAACGGCTATTCCGGCGATTTTGAAGTCGCTATGTTCCCCGAACAGATGATGCTTGACATCTGGGGCATGACGAAAAGCAAAAACGGCCTGATTGTCGAGAATGCCAACGTCAAGCCCGCCAGCTTCGCCCTGCTGTTTGAGGTGGACGGCGACACAACCGGGCGCAAGTATGTGCTTTACAACTGTTCGGCAACCCGCCCTGGCATCAACGCCAACACCAAGAGCGAAACCACCGACCCCGACACCCAGACTTCCACCATCACCGTGTCCCCGATGGCTGACGGTACGATCAAGGCCCACACGGCAGACGATGCCACCCCCTCCACGCTGAACGGCTGGTACACAAGCGTTACCCTGCCCACTGATGCAACCTAAAGTGTTCCACCGGAACACCCTGTATACAGGAGATCATACACATGGAAAAAACCATCAACATCGACGGCAAAGAAGTCCGCCTGCGTGCCACTGCTGCCGTGCCGCGCTTGTATCGTATCAAGTTCGGGCGTGACATCATGCAGGACTTGTCGAAGCTGTCCGACGCTTACGAGAAGGCTACCACCGAAAAGGAACAGTTTGAAGCTACCGACCTTGGACTGTTTGAGAATGTGGCCTACATCATGGCGAAGCACGCCGACAAGGACGCTGTTCCGTCCAGCGTGGAAGAATGGCTGGATTCCTTCGAGGTGTTCAGCATCTATCAAGTCCTGCCGGAAATTCTGACGCTGTGGAATCTGAACACGCTGACAACTGCAAAGCCGAAAAAAAAACAAGGGTAAGCACCCGCGAAATGACAACGCCGCTGTTTTTGCTGCGCTGCGTGCAGATGGGCATTGCTCTGCGCGATCTTGATTTGCTGACCGTCGGCATGGTAAACGACATGGCGATTGAGCGGGAAAACGATGACTACAAGTGGCCGCTTAAAGCGACGCAGGCAGACATTGACAAATTCTTTGGGTGAGGTGAAGATTATGAAACGCTTCAAGAGCGCCGTGCAGCTTCTTCGGAGACTGTCCGACATTCCCGGCTTTTGGCTTTCTGTGTATACCGCAGTTATCAACACAATCTTGATAGTGACATTAGCAGCGAAATAGTTGCTACTATAGCGCCATAACCAGCAATAAGATTTGTAACTGCTTTGTCGATATTGTCCTTTTTTCGACTTTCGTATTCATCTGTTGCTTTCGTAGACAGCGTCACATCTGTGTCATCATCGTATTTGACATCGGAAAAGTCAAGCATATCTGCACCAACGGTTTCTTGCAGTTTGATGTAGTCGCCTACTTTTGTTGCTTCCAAGACCTTACCCAGTTTCTTGTACTTCCGAACGGCGGTGAAAATTTTATACTGCTGTTTTGTCATGGCAAATGCCCCCTTTGCCTACAAGGATAGCACACATTATTTGCAGGGGCAATATTAACGGTGCAGTAAATGGTCTGCACTAAGGGCTAAATGGAGCCGCTACGGAAAGGGGGCGGCTCTATTTGGCCGCAAAAGTAAAGGGCTTGACCCTTGAAATCGACGGTAATACAGTCGGTCTCGAAAAGGGACTTGCAAAACTGAACAAGCCCATAAACGCGATAAAAAACGAATTGAAAGATGTTACCCGTCTGCTGAAACTTGACCCCGGCAATACAGAACTTCTCGCGCAAAAGCAACAACTTTTAAGTAAGCAAATTGCCGAAAGCAAAGATAAATTAGTTGCGTTGCAGCAGGCAAAGCAACAGGCCGACGCGGACATGAAAAGCGGCACAGAGGTAAACCAAGAGGAATACCGCAAACTGTGCCGTGAAATCGAAGCGACAAAGCAGAATATCGACAGTCTGACCGATGCTTACAACAAGTCGAACACAGCCGCCCAAAAGCTGGCCGCTGTAGGCGATAAAATGCAGAAAGTGGGCAACGGTATATCTGCCGTCGGCAAGGCCGTTGCCCCTGTCTCA